CGCCGAAGGCGTAGATGCGATTGTCGTTGCCGCGCACCACCACACGGTTCTGGTAGATCGCCGCTGCGGAGATCGTGAACGGCATGCTGACCGGGTTTCCGTCGACATCCGGCAGGCCCTGATACGATGCGTCGTACTCGCTCCAGGCTGTAATTTTTGGGCCGGGGAACGCACTCAGGATGAAGATGCGGTCGGGGAAAATGATCCAGAACCGACCGCTGACTGGCTGCAGCACGGCAATGGTGCCGCTCATCCAGTCCTCGCCCATCTCACGAAACAGCGCCTGAATGATCGGGTCGAGCGGCGAGCCGATATCGGACACCGCAGCGGCCAGCGAAGCGTTGCGTGCGCGCAGCGAGCGGATGCCGCTTTGCGACAGATACATCACGTCGCCGCTGCCGTATTGCAGCACACTGCGCCATGCCATGGTGCCCGCCTGGCGCAGCGTCTGGATGTACTGGTTCTTGGTGAAGTCAGGATCGACCAGCCACAGCTGCGTGGCCGTCCGGCTCATGATCGCGAGGTTGTTGTAGTAGACCTCGAGCCCGATACAGTCGGTCATGTCGCTGTCGCCCAGCGACAGGTCGATGAAATTGGTCGGCGCCGGGCCCGCGAGACCGCTCCAGTCGTAGGCGTTGCCGACCGCCGAGAAATAGAGCGTGCCGCCCGCCACCGTGTAGATCTTGGTCTTGTAGGTGCGGCAGTAGTAGCCCAGCGCATCTGTCAACAGGACGCCACGATAGAACCGCTTCACGGTGCCTGCGACATCCGACCAGACGATCACGAACACCGAGTTGTCGAACAGGTCGTAATCGACGATCTCGTAGAGCGTGCTGGTCTCGAGCGGCATGAGGCCAATCGCTTCATGCAGATTGACGTTGCTGCCCCACGGCAGGTTGGTGGGCTCCTGAATGACCGGCGGATAGTAGTGCTTGGTGCCAGCGGGCTCGCCAGCAACGACAGGGGGATCGGCAATCGGCCCAGCCACGCCGCCAGGTCCGAAGACGTAGAGTTTCTGGTTGCACTCGACGAGGCCCTTGGTCTCGGGCGGCACCGACGCGAACGGCACGAACGCCATCCGCTTTTCGATCTCGCCGCCGGGCGTGATGTGCGCGTTCTTCAAGACCCGCAGCGTGCCTGCCGGGGCCGTCAGCGACGAGCGTCGGAGATCGAGGCCTGCCGCGAAATCGGTGATCGTGAAGTACGGCATGCGTACCTCACTGCGGAATGTAGTCGATGTAGGGCACCTGGTACCGGGCGTCGGGGTTCGCACCGCCGCGATACTTGCCGCCCATGTTGTAGTTGGTGCGCTTGTCGCCGCCCTGATCCTGCAAGATCCGGCGCAGATAGTTTTGCGCCTTGGTCAGCTTCATCGGTGCGCCTTCGCTCTTCTGCACCGCCAGCATCTCGGCGGCGGCAAACAGCACGATGACGCGACTGTCGATCATGCACTTGTCGGTGTCGGCGATCAGCGGATTGAGCGGCGCGAGACCCGACAACCGCAGCTGCATGGTGTCGCTACTCGGCGTCGGCACGATCTCGAACTGGCCAATCGGGTTGGTGATCGGCGCCGCACCGGAAGTGTCGACCGTGACGACGTTGCGCCAGTGCGTCGGCGTTCCGCTCGGTGGACCGGTCAGCCGGATCTGCCACGGCTTGATGCCGTAGCTCAGCCGCTTCCATTGCGACGACGGGGCCATCGCAATGTAGATGTCGAGGATCTGTTCGAAGCCCATTTCCGGCGGATAATCGTAAGCCGCCTGTGAATGCGCGACGGGCATGTCCTTCCAGAACCGCAAATGCTGCCAGTTGTAGGCGTCCCACAGCTCGGCCTGTTGCCGCGCCAGGACGAGGTCGAGCGTGGCCTGCGCCTGAACACCTTGCGCCATGTTCAGGCTGGTCCCGGTCTCGGCGCGGAGTTCGCGCCGCAACTCAGACAGCGGCACGTTGACGGGCATCAGACCTCCAGCTTGGACTCGGCAGGGTTCGGACGCGAATGCCGACCGGGCTTGAATACGGGACCGCCCGTCGGCGGCTCCTTGATGCCGTTATCATCGTCGTCTTCGTCGTCACCGCCGTTCTCGTGCACCTTGGTCGACGGCGCCTGGCCCTCGACGTAGGGCGGCAGGTTCTCATCGCCGGTCATCATCAGATCCATGCGGAAGGCGCGACCGGGGAAAACTGCTTCGACAACACGACGGCCATAGAGCGCGACCAGACGCTCCTTCTCGTTCGTCGGGTAAACATCGGCGATGGATACCGGCATGATGTTCATGATGTTCTCTTCGCCGTGCAGTGCCATCATCACTTGCACTTCGGGCCACGTCACCGGATTGAATTGGGTGTACTCGACGATGTGACAATTCTGGCCGCTCAGGTTCACGCGGCATGTGCAGTACTGGATCTTCGCCATTGCGCAGTCCTTGGGTTGGAGAAAAACCGGAGCGCCTCGTGTTCGGCGCTGCGCTCCGGTCTCGCGATCAGGCGATGTCGATCACGACAGCTGAGTTCAGCCGCCGCGCACACAACTGCCCGGTCGAGGTAAGCGACCGATAGAGGACGTACTTGTCCGGGGTCCGGTCGGGGGAGTGCTGGTGACGCCACTCGTCCTGCATTGCGACGAGGTAGATGTCGCGGTTGTCGTACCAGTAACAACGCTTGGCCTTGCCGAGAGCGTCGAGCGACGGGTCGTATTCGAAGTCAGTCCCCATGTAGGAGATCTGACCAACGCTCACGTCCTTGCCGCCAGCGAAGCCCTGCATCGAGTAATTGCCGTTGGCGCGGAGTTCGGTCTCCAGTGCCGACAACCAGCTCGAGCCGCAGAACGCAGTGTTGGGCTTGCCGCCGTAGCGGGTCAGCTGCCGATACTCGTTCTGCAACAGCGTGATCAGCGCACCACCGTTGGTCGTTGCCGACGTGATCGGGCCGCCGCCCCACGCCGCGAGCGCCGGGGTGCCGGTAACCTTGGCTCCCATCGCCGTGGTGTAAGCGCGGTTGCGCCACCAGGTCTTCGCCGCACGGTCGATACCGGCAACGGTGCCAGCCGTCGGATCGTCGGTGACGAGCGCACGCATACCAGCAAGCGCCTTCGGATCCGCAACACCGTCGCCCCACAGCAGGTTGTTCATGCCGCGAGCGTATTGCTCGGACAAATCCTGCAGCGCGTCCTCGAGGATACCGACAAGCACGGTATCGTCGCGACCGGAGTGTTCGGTGGTGCGGCTGTCGTCAGCACCGGAGTCAACGACGGTGATGCCGTCGCTCTTCAGCTCCGAGTGCGTGAGCATCAGACCAATGTGATGCTCCTTCCAGGGCAGAACCGCCTGAGTGAGGTTCGCAGGCGTGTAGTACGTGACCACGTCGTCGAGCTGGTAGCCCACGACCTGATCGGCGGTGCCCGGTGCGGCGGTGTTTCCGAAGTCGCCCTTCACCGAGATGATGATGTTGCCCTTGCCACCGGGAAACGTCTTCTTCTTGCTCTCCATCTGAGCAAGCAGCGGCTTTTCCTGAATGGCCTCTTGGAATGCTGTGCCCTTGTTCATCCACCAATCGAGCGCAGCGGTGGTGATGTGGTTCAGCAACGGTGCCGTATAGGTCGGCATTGATCGCCTCTATGGGATCAGAGGCGTGCACCTTGTTGAGCGAACTGGATCGCTTCCTTCAGCGACTTGGGCTCTGGCGACACGCCTGCGGTTCGACCAGTGCTGCTCGGTGATCGCGATGTTGGGCGTCTCTGGGGTGCCCATGAGCGAAAACGCTCGTTCACACGCCGCAAGGCCTCTTCGGCAATCTTGACGGCATGATCAGGTGACTGCGGTACGCCTTGTTCGCGCACAACAGCCCACATCGTGTCCTGAACAGCGGGTTTCTTCGCCGCATAGTCGGGATCGGATTGCATGATCCGCTGTTCCCAGGCGTTGACGGTGTCACGCACCGAGTTGGCCAGCTGTTCTTTCGCTACCTGCTGTTGCTGCTGTTGCGTGGTCTGGACGAACTGCTGTGACGCTTGCCGCGTACGAGCAAAATTCGTCTGCGCCATCGCGCGATCCATGCGCTCTTTCGAGTACATCATCGCAGCCTGGGTCGTCATCTGACCCTGCGCGACCTGTTGCTGCAGATCGGGCGGCAACGACACGCCGAGATATTCCTCCGCCAACTTCATGTAGGGCTTTACGCCCTCGTAGAAGGTGTGGAAGTCACCGCGACGCATTGCACTGGCAAGCTCGAGCGTGAGCAAAAAGTCTTCGCGACTGATGTCATTGTCGCGGAGATATTTCGTGACGCTCTCGGCGGCCTGTGCACTGGGCTCCAGCGTCTTCAACCGCTCGACTTCGCCCGCCAACTTCTGGCGCTGCTTGTTCAGCTTGTTGATGCGACGCTTGGCGCTCTGCGAAAGTTTCGCCAGCTCCTCGGCGCTGACCTCGTCGGGAAGGTCTGGGTCGTCGTCGGATGCTGCAGTCTTGTCCTTAGCGACTTGAGCGGGCGGGGCTCCAGATCCACCATCGGTCGCCTCCTCTTCCGTGGACTGACGCAGTTCAGGGACTGCGCGCTGCACGGCCTCGAGAAGGCTCTCTTTGGTTTCGCCATGGTCGGCGCTTGGCGAGGGCGCGGTTTCGCCGGACGGTGCACTTGGCGACGGTGCTGTTTCGCCGGATGTGGGGAGCGACGGTTGTTCAGTCGAAAGCGGGGAGTCGTCAGCCATTGGCTAACTTTCCTCGCGTCGTTCCCCGTCTGTGTTTCGACCCTTACGCTTAAAAACTGCGCGTGAACATATTAGGAAAATCTTCGCGCGGGATCGACGACCATCCCGTAGACCTCATCGCCGTAGAGTTCGTCGAGCAATTTTACGACCTCCTCGCGCGGCATCGTCGGGTAGGCGTAGGCCAGCCAGTCCCGCTTACCTTCGCGGGTGAACCCGCACTTGCGCAGGCCCGGCGTCGAATACACGGCCAGCACGTCGGCTTCGGTTTCGGTCATCGCGGCACTCCCTTCGCGCGTTAGCAACCTCGGCAGATGTCAGGCGGACGCTGCGGGACCGGCGGCAACGGGTCAACCTGAGACTGTTGATCACCGGGGAAAGTGAAGCAGGCCACCCCCGGAACCAATCAGGCAGGAGATCAGCGCGAAGATGATGTAGACGCACATGATGGCGACCACGGCCCACAGCACGATGTTGAGGGCCTGCGTGATCAGCGGGATGCCAATCAGGCTCGTGAGGTACGGCAACAACAGCCGGATCAGTGCGACGACCGCACTGACGATGATCAGCCAGACGAATAGTTGCTCGAGCCAGCCCAACGAAAAGCACATGGCATTCTCCTATTGCGGCATCGACGGCATTTGCCCCGGCATCGGATGAGGACGAGCTGGCGGTGCTCCCGACAGCGTCGTCTGGGCGTCCGGCGCACCGCCCGGCGCCGGTCCACCAGGGTTCGGTGCGTTCGACTTGCCCAGTGCGCCCATCATCGCACCCGGCCCGGCTCCTGCGCCGGGCATCGTCGGCCCGGCAGGCCCGCCCTCACCCGCAGCGCCCGTGCCTTGCGCCATGCCGTTCATGGCGACAATCGAGGGCAGCTGCGACTTGAACGCTTCGGTGAGGTCGAGACGGTCATCGAGGCGGCGAAGAACGTCCTTCGCCAAGAACTCCGGGTCGATGCCGGGCAGCTGGATCAGCAGCGGGTAGAGGCGCTGCGCGTTCGCGATCTCCTGCGCCTGGTTCGGGCGGCCCATCGAGCCCGCCTCGATCTCAAGCAGGATGTCGTTGGCGATGTCCTGCGCGCTCGGACTCGCGGGCCACACCGCTCCCTGACCGATAACCTGCTTGACGCGGTCCTGGCTCATCTCGCGCAACAGGATCTGTCCGCCATTGCGGGCGAGCTGCGACAACAGATCGTTAAGGTCGTCGATGTTCGAACCCATCGAGGTCATGCGCGAACCCTCGGCGATCTGGGCCTGCGTTGCGGTGGTGTTCGAGGTGCCGCCGAGATTGGCCTCTTGGATGCCGGTGGTGCGCAGGATGTCTTCGTAGACCGGGTTGACCTCGTACAGGTTCGGGTCGACGCCGGGACCGGCGTACGCCTGCAGCAGCTGCTTGATGTCCTGATTGGGCTGCAGGGCGTTCAGCTCGACGACATCGTTGGCGGCGCGGTTGGTCAGCTTGGTGAGATCCTCCTCGTCGAGGCTCCCCGACACCACACCGATAAACGGACGCGCCGCGATACGCTGTTCCTTGAGACCTTCACGGCAGCGATTGTATTCGAGCTGCATGTCGCGCATCAGCCGCACGTCGCTCGGCGGAAACAGCTCGCGTTCGTCTTCAATGCCGTTGAACAGCAGTGCGTACCACGGGTAAAACCGCTCGTTGAAAATGTCGGGCCCCGCCGGTTCGCGCAGGAAGTCGTTGTAGCCGTCGCACACCACGTAGACCAAACCGTCCTTGCGGCTGTAGATCTCCCACACCACCGCATTCTTCTGCGCCCGGTCGTCCCACTCGCGACCGCGCTGCGTGCTCCAGGCTCCCGACTGCCACTCGCGCGCCATCGCAATCGGATCCGGCCCGCCGTA